ATATCTACAGACTGATGTGTCCTTTAGATATGACGAGTTTAAAATATTATAAATAAGTTTATATTATGATGAGTTTAAATGATATTTTAGAATCTTGGAAGAAAGATTCAGTGATTGATGAACATGCTTTAGATGATGTAACTATTGAGACATCTAAACTACATGCAAAGTACCTTGAGATCTTCACATTGTCTAAGTTACAGTTAAGAAAGAAAGAGATGGACTTAGAGAAAGTCCGAAAAGATAAGTGGCTCTACTATACTGGTAAGATGACTCAAGCAGACATGGATAAGAGAGGTTGGCCATATGATCCATTCCAAGGTATGACTAAACCACTTAAATCTGAAATGGAGATGTACTATAATACTGATGAAGATATCATTAAAATAAAGTCAGGTATTGAATATCAGAAAGCCATCATTGATTCCCTTGAAGAGATTATGAATAACATTAGATGGAGACATTCACACATTAAGAATATCATTGAATTCAGAAAGTTTACATCTGGAATGTAATTCGATACACCTTCTAAAGCCGATTATAGAATCTTTATCTTGATTCATTGATAATTAAGTAATCTTGCCAATTTGAACATAGTCATCACTGTTCTGTATTGATTTGATTAAACCAATTATAATAGATTGTCAAATGTATGTCAAGGTGATATCGCAGATTTCCGCAGGAAAGAATAAAAAGTATGGATAATATTATTATTGAAAAGAAGAATGAATCAACCTTGTATGTTACAAGTAGGGATTCTGGCATCTTAATGGAATTATCTGAGTACTTTACTTTTTATGCTCCAGGCTATAAGTTCATGCCAGCATATCGTAATAAGATGTGGGACGGCAAAGTGCGCCTTTATAATCGTATGAATAGTACCATTCCTTATGGTCTATTAAATGAGGTTCTTCAATTTTCTAAGGATAGAGATTATCAAGTAAATCTTACACCAGATATAGAAAATAGATTTAGTTATGATGAGAAATTCATTGATGATTTGAGTCTATATGGTGGAGGTAAGCAAATTGAAGCTAGAGATTATCAAAGGAAAGCATTTGAATTTGCTACAGAGAATGGTAAAGGTATATTAGTATCACCAACTGGTTCGGGTAAATCACTTATCATCTATATGTTGATTCGTTATTTTCTTCAAGAGGAGCTTGATAAGAAAGTCATCATTGTTGTTCCGACCACTTCCTTGGTTGAACAGATGTATAAAGACTTTGCTGATTATTCATCAAATGATTCAGACTTTGATGTTGAAGAAGATGTGCATAGAATTTATTCTGGCAAAGAGAAAACATTCGAGCAGTCGGTTGTTATAACTACTTGGCAGAGTGCTATCAAACTTCCGCCTGCTTGGTTTGAACAGTTTGGATGTATCATAGGAGATGAGGCACACACATTCAAAGCTAAATCTCTCACAACAATTATGAATCGTCTGGTTAATGCTGAGATGAGAATCGGCACAACAGGTACTTTAGATGGTGGTCAAGTAAATGAATTGACTCTTATTGGTAATTTTGGACCAGTTTATAAAGTTACAACAACACAGTCTCTTATTGAATCTGATACACTAGCAGATCTTAAGATCAAAGCACTTGTTCTAAAATATAGTGATGAAGTTCGGAAAGCATTTGGTAAACAGACATATGCAGATGAAATCAGCTTCATTGCGGCTCACGAAAAGAGGAATAGATTCATCACTAACTTGGCTCTAGATCAAACAGGAAATACTCTAGTTCTTTATAATCTCGTTAAGAAACATGGTGAACCCCTATTTAAACAGATAAGAGATAGAGCAGGTAAGAGAAAAGTATTCTTCGTATCTGGTTCTGTTAATGCAGAAGAAAGAGAAAAGATTCGTTCTCTCACAGAAAAAGAAAATAGTAGTATCACACTCCATTTTGGAAATTTAAGTGTGAGTTTGGATCATAATAATAAAGTAATACTAACTAATGGTTCCTTTAAATACGCTAAGAATATAACAGAGGATGATGATGTATGCGAAAAATGGATTAAAGCTAACTGCAGATGAAGAATATACACTGAGAGAATTAGCTATTGAATATAAGAAACGGGGTTATTTTACAGGTATGAGTATAGAAGAGATTATACAAAAACTCGCTGAAAAACACCATTTGTATAAATAACTTTATGTTTATACCAGTAGAAAAAGTAAAAGAGTTATTAATAAGTAATCTCGGCACTCCCGATAATCAAGATAAATTTGATGAATATATTGAATTTATATACGAAAACGAATATCATGGTGATGAGTTTTATTGCGAAGATCACCATATATTACCCAGGTGTATAAAGGAGAATGATCATACGGTAAGGTTGAAATATAATGATCATTGTGAAGCACATATGCTATTATTTTTAGCTTATAATAGAAATGATCTTCAATGTACATTGAACTTTATGAAGCCAACTTTAGAAGAAAGAAAATCTGAATATAGAGATGCTATTTCTAAGGCTAGAAGACGTGGATGGGATAAGTTTAAAAATTCTGAGCAATATGATGAATATGTTAAAAGGATGGCTGAAATAACCAGTGGAAGAATGAAAGACGGATGGGCAAGCGAATTATCGAAAAAAAGATATTCAAAATCAGGTGCTAGAGAGAAGATTAGTACTCAATTTAAAGAGTTATGGGCTGATGATGAATATAAAGAAAGAGTGAGACAGTCCATGATTGAAGAAAGAAATTCACCCGCGGGCAAAGCTAGAATGAAAAAAGCAGCGCAAAAGATGTGGGATAACAAATCGATTGAGGAAAAAGAACAATTTGTTGAGTCAACGACTCGCGCTAATCAGAATATAAATAAAAGAGAGGATGCCAGCAGGAAGATTAAAAAGAAATGGAAAGATCCTGAGTTTAAATCTAAAATGTTGAAACGTCCAAAACGTTCAGAAGAGAAGAATAAAGAACATTCTAATAGACTTAAAGAGAAATGGAAAGATCCTGCATTTAAAGCGATGATGCTTAAAAAACGAAAAGAAGCAAGGGAAAGGAAACTTAAAAATGAAACCAAGTAAAATAGAAAGGTTTGAGGGTGCGATTATTGTCGCATCCTCGTGAATGATTCGGGGACCTTCTCAACTGGAATTAATATTAAGAATCTTCACAATATTATTTTTGCATCACCTTCTAAATCTCAAATCCGTGTCCTTCAATCCATCGGTAGAGGTTTGAGAAAGAGTGAGAATGGCCAAGGTACAGTTATATATGATTTAGCTGATGATCTCTCATGGAAGAAGAGGAAGAACTATACACTGAATCATGCTGTAGAACGTGTCAAGATATATAATAAAGAGAGATTTGATTATCAAATATACGAAGTTCCGCTATTATAAATATAGATGAATATATTATGAATGAAATATTAGAAGAGATGATGGAAACCGATATTTATACATATCGACTCACTGATGGAAGTTACATTGTTGCAGAAGAGCTAGATATTGAAGATGATGATACAGGACAGATAATCTTTATTACAATTCCTGGTCAGATACTATATACAGATAAGGGTTATCATATTATGGAATGGAATATAACCTCTGTATATGATATAACAGAACTTAATTCTAATAATATCGTTAGTCGTTGTGAAGCCACATTTGAATTAAAGGCACATTATCTCAGATATGTTATGATGAATAAAACATATCAAGATAGTAAAGATGATATAATGGAAAGTATATTCAATGGTGATGAAGATATATTCAATCATCTTGTCAATAAGGATTTAAAAGAGCCCAAAAGAAGATGGGACTGGAAGCCTGAAAACAATTAAGATATTCCTTTCTTTTCAATAAATCAATTATAATAAGAAGTCAAATCTATGTCAAACATCAAATAAGGTATTGACAAATTAAATATAATATATATTATACTATATAATGAAACGTGCAAAACAACACTATGTAAATAACAAAGAATTTTCTCAAGCAGTAGTCGATTATGTTAATACAGTAAATGAGGCTAGAGAAAATGATAAGAATGAGCCCACTGTTACAGAATATATTGGTTCCTGTTTCCTAAAGATAGCAGAAGGGTTATCACATAAGCCAAATTTCTATTCATATACATATCGTGAAGAGATGGTGATGGATGCAGTCGAGAATTGTATCAAAGCTATTATGAATTATGATGTTAAGAAAGCAACACGAACAGGTTTGCCAAATGCTTTTGCATACTTTACGCAAATCTCTTACTATGCTTTCCTTCGTCGAATCGCTAAAGAAAAGAAGCAACAAGATATTAAAGAGAGATATATTGATTATGCTGGTGCAGAAGCATTCGCTGAATTTGATAGTCATTGTGATTCAAACTCAATTGTAGAGCAAGTTCGTTATAAGAGTCAGATGAATAGATCTAAAGATGATAAGATTAAAGAATTTGGTAAGAAGATAAAGAGGAAAGAACGAGCCAAGAAGAAAGTTGTTGACTCATTTGAAAATTTCTATATAGTATAATATATGAAATTAGCCGTAATTAACGATACACATGCAGGTGTTCGTAATGGGTCAGATCTCTTTCTTGATTATTCAGAAAGGTTTTATAAGAATACATTCTTCCCATACTTACTTGAACATGATATCAAAAAGATAGTACACCTTGGGGATTACTTTGAGCATCGTAAGTATGTAAACTTCAAGGTTCTCAAGCACAATTATCAAACATTCATTTCGAAGCTTGAAGAACATGATATTACAATGGATATCATCTTGGGTAACCATGATGTCTATTACAAGAATACAAATGAATTAAACTCTCTTGTTGAGATCCTCGATGGTTATGATAACATAAATGTAATAACAGAGCCAACAGTTATATCATATGATAGCCTTGATATGTTACTTCTACCATGGATGTGTTCAGAGAATAAAGAAAGATCACTTAAAGCTATAAAAGATACTAAGGCATCGATTCTGGCAGGTCACCTTGAATTAGATGGATTTGAAATGATGCGTGGTGTCAAAGCTACACATGGTATGGAAACAAAACCATTTGATAAATTTGATATGGTGATGTCAGGTCACTATCATACAAAGAGCAGTAGAGATAATATTCATTACCTTGGTACTCAATTACAACTGACATTTTCAGATGCGAATGAGAAAAAGTATTTTCATATACTTGATACTGAAACAAGAGAATTGACTCCTATCGAAAATGATGATAGTATGTTTCATAAACTTGTATATGATGAAACTAAAAAACCAGATATCTCAGATAAATTTAAGAATACATATGTTAAGGTTATTATCCTTAACAAAAAGAACCTGTATGAATTCGATAAGTGGTTTGATAAATTGCAAAGAGTTGAACCATTTGAAATTAAGATCGCTGAATCATTCGAAGAGTATCTTGGTGATAATGTAGAAGATGAAGGTGTCAGTACAGCAGATACCCCTACATTACTTAATAGTTATATCGATGCGACAGAAACAGATTTGAATAAAGAAGTACTCAAGAAGCTTATGCATGAACTCTATGTCGAGGCTCAAAATATGACAGATATATAATGATAACATTTGAAACACTAAAATATAAGAACTTCCTTAGTACAGGGAATACTCCGACAACAATTCAACTCAACAAAGATTCCGCTACGCTAGTAGTTGGATCGAATGGTGCAGGCAAATCAACAATGCTCGATGCATTATCATTTGCATTGTTTGGTAAACCTCACCGTAATATCAATAAGCCTCAGTTGGTGAAC